TTTGTCAGGATGTACTTGGGAGCAAACCAGTCAGCCACATAGGCAAGCAGGTTGGCAGCATTGTCATCCAGTAACTCGCTGGAAATGGGCAGCCGGTCCGCATACTTCCTTACGGTGTAGTCAATGCGCCTGAATTTAGGCTGGTCTTCCTTGCCGATGGTGCCCAACTCCGAAACAGAGGGCAGCGCCTTGGGGACACCATCCGCCACGGCCCGCCAGCCGCTCAGCGTGCTCACGCTCTCAACATGGAAGAAGTTGGCCAGATCCAGGTACTCTTTCTCCAGCTGAAGGATACGGTTGTCAAAATCAATGGGGACCAGAAAACCACCGTCTGCTCCCACAGGAGTACCACCGCTCTCGTTCAAAGCCTTGTACAGCGGTTTGTAGTCCTCCACACCCACGCTCTTTTTCACGCTGGCCTGATTTTTCATTGCCTTAGCAAATGCCTGGGCATACTCGTTTTCACCGCGCAGTTCATTCAATGACCGCTGCTTTTTGTCATCCTCATTCTGCTGCATGATGCTCTTGTGGAGGTTCTTCATGTCCTGGTTGCCAGCCTCAAAGCGTCCCTCTTCGGCCAGTTGCCTCTCTCCGGCATCGATCTCCTCATTCAGCCTGTCCACCTCGGCCAGCTTCGACTTGTGACCGGCAAAATCCTTCTTTTCCAGCAGTTCGCGCCCCTCAGCCAGCAAACCAGTCCGCTTGTGTTTCAGTTCGTACAGTTCTTGCAAATTCATGTGTTACATACCTCCATATCTTTTTTCTTCCTGTGCTTGCATGGCCTGCGCCAGCAAAAACGCTTCATCCTCCAGCTCATTCTCCGTGGGATCCGGCGGCTTGCCCTCGCCGCCATAATTCTTGATGACCCCCGCCTTGGGCTGGGCGGGTACAGCAACAAAGGAAGCTTCATAGGCGTCCTCCGCTCCGTCCAAATTCACGTGGCACTGTTTACCGTCATAAGCCCGTCCTGGTCTATGTACACAGGCCTCCAGCGCCTTATCCGCCCCGCAGATGGAGCACAGCGCCTTTTGACACCGGCAGCCTACCGACACCTCGCGGACAATACCGCCCTCAATGGCCGCGATCATCGGGGCAGTCTGCTCCGTCTTCAGCATGTACACCCGCAGGACAAGGCTGGAAACTTCACCCTCCCGCTCCACATCCGCCGCATAGATCCGGGCCACCTGTCCACTGGCAGCCCACATGTGGTCTGTGATCACCGTTTTGCCCACATAAAGCTTGGCTAAATCGGCCAGTGTTCGCTCCGTGAAACGCTCGTGATCCCGGTCAACCTGGTTATTGCAGGCCACCATACGGAACACAAACACGCCGTCAGCTGTCAGCACCTTCAGTGACTGCCGATTAATCAAGGACAGGTCCGCATCCGATATAACCCGCGCTGTGACTTGTCCCGCCTTGGTAATCAAATCCATTTACTACTCCTCCCTTATGGGCTGCTGCCCCTTACTCATTGCACGCACAACGCTCAACTCCTCCCACCTGGAGAGCGGTCCATAGTTCCAGCTGGCATAGCGGCCCTCACCGCCCGGTACCGGCTCCCGGTCCTCCAGCGCCAGAATGTCATCAGCAGAGTAAACGCCGATTTCACGCATTGCCTTATACCACGCCGCCTGGGCCGCCGTATCGCCCCGCAGAAAGGTCTTCATTTCCCGCCTGACCCGAATCCCTTCTATGCGTTCTCCGGGAAGCAGAAGCTTATAAGTATCCTCCTGTTCCCTCTGTGTCACGTCTGGCTGCAAGGAATATTTGACATACTCCAGAGAGTTTTGCTCGTTGGAGTTGTAAGACTGCTTGCCTGCGTATACCAAATGTAACGGGACACCAAAGTACCGGCAGATGTCCGCCACCCGAATTTCACTGGACTGGACGAACTGTGCGTCTGAATTATTCATTGAGATAGGCTGATATTTTAGGCCGTGGTCCAGCACAGCGATACGGAACCGCTTTCCAGCCCCGCTCTGCATCCGATCCCACTCATCGCGCAGCATGTCTTTTGGATTAAAGGTGATCTCGTTTCCGTCCGCATCCGTTGTGGTGACGGAATTTCCCAGAGACTCCTCCGTGGTCAGTACGCCCGATGGGCGGCCGCCGTTGTTGTACATGTCCTGTTCGTACTGCTGGGCGCTCAATGCAGTACGAACTATGCGGGAGGCCCTGTGGAGCACGGAGATCCCCTTGATCCCGTCCGTTGAATATGCTTTGTAGTGCAGTACATCCTCCAGCGGCAGCTTCGTCATACCCCCGGTTCCGGGATCAAAGTAGATGTACCATAACCGCCCATCATCATCCACATGGGGCGTCACGCAATCCGGTGGAAGGGGGATCAGCTCCAGAGGATAGCCGCTGGAGCTGTCTCTGTATATCCAGGCATAGGCATTGCCCCGCATATCCCGATTGACCTGCATCAGCTTTTCATAGTCAAAGCTGGTCATGGCCTCGTTGGCGCGGCCCCACAACACCCGTCCCAGGCGATGATCACTTAGCCGCTCCTTTGTGCGCTCATTCATGATGTAGACGGGCAGGACGGCAATCGTGTTAGAGCGGACTTCCACACAGCGGTTCACCGTGGACACCTTCATGGCGCGGTCGGCACTCATCCCGGGATCTTCTCCGGTCATCCACCCCGCTGGGTTGTCCAACGTTAGCAGGCGCCCGCTCACCGCCCTGCTTGTCCCCGCCGCCTTTGCTATTCCGCGGTCAAATATCACTGCTCACCACCATCCTTCTCCCCAGAGGCGAGAAAGGCTCCTGCCATAGCCAATAGTCCGCCCACAATCCAGCCGGCAGGCGGGTAAATACATCCCGCTCCGACAGTCATAGCGGCCGCACCACCCACAAGCAGCAGATCAACAAGCAGCCCACGCCAGCTTCGGCTCAATTTATTTTTCATTCCGATCCTCCTCTGTCAAAACGCTACAGGCTAAACTTTCCGCTTGCCAATGCGTCTAAAAGACTTGGCTTTTGGTCAAGCTTCAGCAGCGCAACGGCCATACCAATAATCCACGCCACCGTGATGTCGATCCGTCCGATGCTGCGGTTCTTCATAGGCTTCATATTTTCGTTGCCGTCCACATAGCACCGGACATTGCCAAAGCACCAGCGGGCGCAGGTGTTGTGGCCGTGCAACATCTCATGCAGCCGGATCAGCCGCTCCAGCTCCTTCATAGCAGGTGACATGTTCCGGACATCCTGCGGGATCTCCACCACTTCAAGCGGTTTCCGGGCGCTGCTGTCTCCACTCATCAGCCGCTGGGTCAAACTGCGGCTCATGTATGGGTCAACGCCCAAAGCTTCAATCCGGTATGTATCAGCCGCGTCCCAGATGGCGTTTAGCACTGTCTCATAGTCAATGATGTTACCATCGCACAGGCTCAAAAAATTGGCGCGTTCCCAATCCCGGAACGGCACATGATCCTGCTGCTCCCGCGCCACAATAGTGTCACGGGGCATCCACGCCCGGAACAGGACAACCCAAGTATCCAAGCCCTTTTGCGGCGGGAACAGCAACACAAAGGCCGTGAGATCTTTTGTGGATGATAAATCCAGACCGCCATAACACCGTTTCCCGCACAGTGCCTCTATATCTCCATTCCACTGAGTCTTGTCATAGATCGTCAGCGGGATCCATCCAACAGCATAAACAGCGATCCACTGATTCAGGCGCAGCCAACGGAACAGCCTTTCTTTCGATTCGCTCCGCTTTGCCGCCCGGGCCTCCGCCCGGAACTTTCGTTGGGAGACAGTCACGCCGTAGGACGGGTTGCACAGTTTCCAGACCGCTTCATCGAATATGTCAATTTCGGCGATCTTGTCCGGGTCATCACCAGTCAGGACAGAGATACCGTACATAATGGGGCACCACTGCGGGTCATCCTCGTCCAGCTCCCGCTCAGGACACCCCATGCGCCAAGCCAGAATACGCCGGCAACTTTCGTGGACCTCCCAGCCAATACTTTTCTGATCCGGATCATCACCGGCCGTAGTCAGCACAATCACCGCCTGCTGGCGGCGGGCCGCATCTGAACCGGCCGTCAAAACATCCCACAGTTTTCGGTTTGGTTGGGCGTGCAGCTCATCCACAATAATGCAGGAAAAAGAATATCCGTGCTTACTGGCGGCATCGGAGGAATAAACCTTCAATACGCCGCCGTATTTCGTGTGTATCTCCCTGCGGCTATCTAATGCCCATGCAATCGGGTCATGCTCAGGCTGTCCAAGACAGGTATGTTCCACCATGTACTTTGCCGCCTGATAGATGATATCCGCATTGTTTTTATCTGCCGCGAAAATTCCCACACTGGCGCGGGTTTCTCCATCATAAAGCAGATGCTTAAGCCCCAATCCGGCGGCAAATTCGCTCTTGCCGTTTTTCTTAGGGATCTCTACATACAAAAAACGGCGGTACCGTACCCATGTACCATCATCATCCCGCACCTGAACGCCATAGAATTTCTGGATGGCGTCACTCTCCCAAGGGAGCAGCTTAAAAGGCTTGCCCGCCCATTCATTTTGCCCGTAGCACAGGAGGGAGAAGAAATCCAGCGTATCCTGAACCTCTTCCTCGCTGTACCGAACGACAGATCCATCATCAGGAACAGGGATATTCACGCCGGGTGCAAGCTTCATCAACTCAGGCATTGTTCTGTCGCTTTTCCTTTTCTCTCATTAGGCGCTCAAAGGCGCTCTCTTGAGGCTTAGACTGCCCGCCCTCTGGCAACACCAAACGGCAGCGGCTGGTGATCGTCAAGCCCATATCCACAGCCGCATTCCGGGCCTGCTTGTAATACCGATCCTGCACAGCGCTCCAGTCCGTGGCTTTTGATACATCGCCCCTTATGAAGCCACCCTCTACATGGAAAGTTGCCTGTTTCCAAAAATCCATGGCCACGACATACCGCGCCAGAGAGTCACCGTCCAGCTTTGAAATCAGTCCGGCGTCCTTCAGTTGACCGGCAATCTTCCGAAAATGCCGCTGCTGCTCCGCAGATAGCCAATTGGGCGTTGTAGGCGCCTTTACCTCCAGATTGACTTCACTGGCCGCACGTTCAGCTTTCTCACTCTTGC